AAAAGTCTTGGCATTAAAGACAAACCGCCTTATACCATGAGGCATACATTCGGCTCTCGCCTTGGCGAGAACAACACACCCTTCGCAGTTATCTCAACTCTGATGGGACACACCGATCCAAAGACAACGATGCTATACGTGCATCCAGAGTTCGAGGATCATATTAAGGCAGTCACGTCTATCTGATAGCATGTGGCAGTCACACAACGTCGAAAGTTGCTACGGCCTCGTAGCTCAACTGGATAGAGTAGCCCCCTCCTAAAGGACTACTTATTCCCTGGAAATAACTTTCGATTATTACTGGTGATAATCATTTGGGTGTCACCTTTAAATTTTTAACACGTCCTATTCTTGATAGGATCACACATCGAAAGGCAAAGTTGTGACAACAAATACAGGCAATATAATATCGTTCATGGCGGCTAAATCAAACGACGAAAGGATAGAAGAACCTAACCTTTCAGACATACCATATGATGAACTAGTCGATGTAGTAAGGTGTGAACTAGAGCAAGTTGTGAAAAACATTTTGCCTAACAACTGGACACAGGATGATGCTCAGTTATTAGGCGAGGCTTTTAATGATGTACTAAAAGAGACATCTACTGATTAAGAACCAATCAGATTATAAACAGTGACCATCCTACTTGTTGGGGTGGTCTTACCTACGAAGTGCTTGTCCACAGCGGCAAGCATTTTCTTTTTCCAAGCTTTGTTCTTGAGCGAGAGACAGATAGCAAGAACCAACTTGTCATTGTCTTCCATTTTCTCGCTCAGTCCACATCGAACATAGCCATCCTTATCTATGCTGATAGCTGGCGCACCATCAATAACATAGAGTTGTTTGCGTGTAGTTCTTAGGTCAGTCATTCAGCTAATTCTTTTGTCCGAAAGAAATCTTTGTATGATGGATTGCAGTGCATGAAGTATCGGGCGTAGTAAGCTCTATGATTGTTACTCAATTTAAACTTATCATTACCTCGTGTCTCAATGTCGGTGTGCCATCTGATCCTCTCAAAGACTGAGTTGATTGAATACTCCTCATACCCCTCGTGAATAATATCAAAGGTAAACTTCTCAACCAATTCGTAAACGTGTGGATTATTATTGTGAAACTCCCACCATTTCTCTTTAAGTGTCATGGCTTTCTCCTTTCACAAAATTTTCATAAGCCTCAATCTTTGATTGGAAATTGTAGTTACTATCTCTTACCGTCGCGGCTCTGCGCTGAAGGTCATAGATGTTTGACTTGCCTGTTGAGGTGTAGCTTTCGGCTGCATCATCAATAAGTTTCAGCAAGTATTGGTATTTGAATTTAAGTTCTGAGTTGTTCATAGTATCCCCTCGTCCTTGAATTGTTGTTCAAGAACCTGTGCAAGTTCTGGATTTATGTGCTGCATTTTATGAAGGAACTCTTGTGCTTCGACTTGAGCGTGGAGTTTAGATAACTCCCTCGCCTTGGCATTCCTCGCATCGCTCTCTTCGTTCTTCAAGCCATCCACCATTGACGTAATCGACAACGGCAATTTCGTGGTAGACGTAGCCCTCTCCTTCGCAATAGCCACATCGCATGGAAGAGGTGGTCTGAGTGTCTTCCCCTCGTGTTTCGTCTTCGACCATTCTCGTTCCTTTGCTAACATGATCACTGATAGTTCTCGTTCATCCCAATCGTGGAACTTCCTTCCTAAAAATGGTCTGATCATTCGCGCATCTTTCCAACTATCTGTTGAAGCTTGTCCTTTAATTCGAGAAGTTCAGTCGCGTCGAACACACTAAACGCTGAGTGATGTCCTTCCTTCAGAGAGGTTAGCTTTCTATCCATGCGCTCTAGTATTTGTATTGCCCGTAGTTTTTTATCCATTCTTGTCCTCATAAAAAATGTGATTGCCCACCACCGCGACAGCCCTCATTGCTTTAGCCCATCGCGGCTTTACTTTTTTGTTGTGATAATGGTGAACGTTATGCCCAACGATACGACGCTCCTCAGTGTCGAAATCTTTCAAGGCTTCAACAGCAACAGACAAAGACCTTGACCATGCTCGGTTATCTTTAGGCTTGTCTGACTTGCCATCGCAGTACCAACTGAATTGGCACAGATGTTTCTTTGGGTTGCCATTGGCATCTAGGTAAGCTTGCTTCACTACCCCACACACATCGTCTGGATAGTCGGGGCTGGCTACTCTGTTAAGTGTGACTTCAGCTATTGCAAATTGTCCTAGCCGATCCTCACCTCTTCCCTCAAAATAGATGTTCATACTTAGGCAAACGATTGATGCGGTGCTTAACAACACTGGTCTTCCTTTCCTGTTTATAGTGAGGAAACTGTTGATCTATCAGACGACATACTGTTGTGATCTTGTCGTAGTCTTTGTGCCTGATACGGTTCACTCTGATTACGCAACTCACCCGCCACCAAAACATTCGAGGTCGCCAATCATAAAGCTTGAACCATCCCTTCTTAATCGTAGGTGACATGCGTTGATCAAATTCTAGTTTCATTTCTATCTCCTGTGTCGGTTACGCTACACTTTAGTTGTGTTAGTTGTCAAATAAAAAAGGCTCACCCAATGGGCAAGCCTCACATTTTCTTACAACAAGGAAGCTTATCTAAGCTTCAGCTACACTCTCAAAGTCAATTAAATCTAAGCCCATTATGTTCTTGGACTCATTACTTTGTGGACAAGTATTAAATAATTCCAATACTTTAGCCCTCGCTTCGTCGCCTGTTCTGGCTTCGATCTTATAATCAATAGTCTCAACTCTCTTGACTATTGCTTCGACGCTTACCTTCCATTCCATAGTAGTACACCTTTCCTACTAAGTTGTTGTCGTGAATATAATACAACAACGGAAGTTGTCTAGTCGTCCCTTAATGCACAGTGAATTGTTTCAATGCCCATAGATGGGTCGGAGTAGGGATACCGTCGTTGTTCTTGAAGTCCATTGGTGTTACCACCAGTGCGTCACCTGTTGCTTGACAGTCGTAAACATTTTCCACATCGTCTAATACATCGTCTTCAAAATCACCGACAAACAATAGATCGTATGGTCCTTTCTTATTGACTGCTACAAAACAGGTAGCAAATTCCAAGGCATCAAAGTTCCTAATGGATGTAGCCATTTCAGAAGTGAGGGTCGCATGTAACATCCGCATTGCCGACACATCATCACAGTCTCGTACTGCTACAGCCATTTCTGTTTCGTGATCTTGGAAAATAAAGATTGCTTCAGCCATGCCTAACTCCTTTTGTAGACAACAAGCTTCGCATTATCTTGGGGTATCATCGTCCCAAAAGTAGGACGATAAATGTTTTATTTAGGTTGACTGTCCAGCTTCCAAACTCGTTAACGAACCTCTTGCTTTAAGACCAATTTGTTTTTTAATCTTATTGGAAATTTGTTCATAAGTTTTTGAGTGTGGATCAAGGCATCTACTTTTATCATCTTGTAGATCATATTCATATGTTGCCCACTGAATGTAATGTAGTTGCTTTTCAGTTAGCTCAATAGTGTAGGTCTTTGGTCTAGCCCTACCTCGTGGTATTGTTTCCCAAGCCATTTACTTCCCTTCCAATGTAGTTAAGTGATCGTCAATAAAACACTGATCAATCGCTTGATCTATGTTCACTACAAGCACACCGTTCTTTAGAGACACAGCTATGGTGTCACCGTCTTGGCAGAAATGATTGAGCCTACCAATCCAGATACGCCTGTCACCTCGCTTCGGTGTGCGTCGAAAGCTAATGGTCGTATCAACTATACCATCGGCTGTTGTGATCTGAGCATTGACAATACGCTTCTCGCCAAACTTCAGCTTGGCAAAGTCAATACCAAGATGCAGCGCAAGAGTACGCAAGGATGCAGTCGTATCGAACTCTGCATTCTTGAGCATGTGTGCTGAGATTTTCTTATGCCCTGTTGGTTCGGGCATAAGGTCGATAACTTTTTGTACTTGGTTCTTACGTGTCATATTAATAGTCCTCTTGATTGTTAAGGTTGTGCCAGTAGTCTATGTCTTCTTCTTTGATGTATCCTAAGTGGCACTCAGGGTATCTCTCCCTAAGTGCATCCAAGGTTTCATCGGCACTCATTTCGATATGAATTTCTGTGCCGCATTCGTCACGTCCAACAGCTAATCTTCTATTCATCTTCATCCTCCCACCATTGTCCTTGACCTTCATGGTCTTTGGGTTTCACATCACGCCACCTCCAATCAGGATCAGTTACTAGGTTGGGTGCAAAGAAAGGTCTGTCTGCATCGTGGCACAAAGATATTCCTTCGTAACGACAGCTTTCTAATCCGTTCATTTCAGCAAGCAATTCGTAGAAGTCTTTGCCGCCAAAATCTCCGTACCCTTCGTAGTTTGTTTCCTTCCAGACGTTTCCTTTGTTATCTTTCATGTAAATTGTTTGACCACCACGCCCCGAAAACATATTCATTATTGGTTCGTCTGTGTCATTTGTATGCCAAGAAAATACACCCATTATATCTCTCCTAGTTGATCGTTAAGTCTGCTAATGATTGCTGCCAAAGCATTTCCTAAGTGCTGCTTCGGACAGTTAAGTACGACATCAGTGACATCGTATCTGTTGAGTGATGCTGCCTCTCGTACATCCCTATTGGCTGAACAGCTTTGTAAGTTTGTTCTCCCTCCTAGATTAAGGGCTGGTCGTCCGTCTTTCATAACGATAGGGTCAGGCGGTGTGATACGTGCGCTGCCACCAACGCTCATGTCATTTAAAAATTCTAATAGGCTCGTCTTGTCAGTCGGTACATCTACCTCGTTCCAATCCTTGCCAAACTCTTTTCGTGCGTCAGCTTGAGTGCCAACCCATGAACCTTCGCCGTTTGTATATAGTCTCATAACGTACTTCTCCTTTCGTGTAGCGTAACCGTTACACGTTAGTTGTTTAAGTTGTCAAGTAAGTTGTCTTAGTTTCGGTACTGAGTAGGTCCGAAACTTGTGATACCATTTTGCAGAACAACAAAACTGTGTTGTTCATCAAGGTATTCTTTGTCAGGGATTATCTGTGTACCAAGGCATGTCTTCACACCAAGGTTCTTCTTGATACAATCCCTCGCTAATTCAATCACTGCTTTGTTATGTCTCTCTAAAAATATGAGGACATCACACCCCACGATTGAACTAATCTTGTCGTCGTAATATATCTTTGTCATTCGCTCTCCTTTTTTCTATCATCTGTTGAACAACTTCCGCACTATCGAAAGTTAATCCTGTCCATTCTGGAATAGGTTCATACTTATCTACTGGTCCAATATAAACTGTCACCATCCCATCATCATCGACGGCTAGGTATGTAAAGGCGTCTGATATTCTGCGTAACTTATCGTCAAGGTCTTTCCATTTCATCATGCTGCTTCTCCTTTCTTGATTATGAATAAGTGATCGTCGCAATCAGCAATCGCTGAGACTGTATACAGTCTTCGATCAGGCTCACTAGGGCCACCTTCCATCCAGTTTGATAGAGAACCATCGACATAAACTTCTAGCCCCTCTTGCAGTGAGGCAATGGCAAACATAAGATTGTAGGTTTGGTGTTCCATTATGCTGCTTCTCCTTTGCTATCTCTGTCTTCCCACTCGATTAACTCTTTGGCTCGACGTTCGATTGCTTTGATGGAATACTTCTTAAACTGTGCAAACGAAAACGAACCACCATTAGTATGCAATCCGACATGCTGTCTGATCACCTCGTTAGTCAGGCAGTTATCACCAGTGTCCATGTTGTAGACAAGCTTGCCATAGATAGTTTCATAGATTCGTATTCTAAGTATGACTTCATCTATGTTCTTATCTGTGAAGTTGCAGATACCTAAGTTCATAGTCAGGTCAATCAGTGTAGATGTGATAGTTTTTAATGTGGTATCGTCACCTTCACCATCGAAACAAATTGTCTTATAGTCTTTGATGTTTCCTATATCCCAATGTAACGGCATTAGTCTTCTCCTTCTTCATTGTCTTCTTCTTCTTCCAGTTCGATTGTGTAATCCAATACATCCCTTGGTGTACTCTTAACCAAGTCATAGATAGCATCGTGAATTGCACCTTCGTCATTCTCTCGAATTGTTTCTTCACCCACTGCGAGTTGATCCAAGTCTATTTCAAATTTAAACTCCGCGTTTATATCCAAGTATCCAAAGTGTACTTCCATAGTTCCCTTTAAATTATTCATTAGTCTTCTCCTTCTATTGTGTAGCTGCCTACTTTGTTTCCGTTGTAGTCTCTGAATATCCCTTCCCTTAACTGGATTGATAAAGGGTATAACCCTTCCTCTTTTTCAATCTTGAACAGCAAATTGCTCAGTAGTTTTGATAGTTCGAGTAGTGGATCATCAGCAAACGCTGAGTTAGCCATTTCGATTTCACATTTAAATTTCATGCTGATTTCCTTTCGTTAATGTAATGTTCAAAGTATTCTCTAACGTCTTTGATTAAGGCGACGTTCAACTTGTCCAATGTTGTCTTGTCGAAATGAGTAGCCATGATTGATTGAGCGTAGCCAGAACTACAGTCACATTCAGAGGCAAGCATTAAACAAAATTCAGTGATAACAAATCGACGCATTGCTTTATCATCGTCGTAATTTTCTTTGACAAACTTAGCTTGTCTGTCCCATTGTTCTTGACCGTAGCAACCACTAATCCATAGGTCGAATAGATGTCTGCCATATTGTTCTGGTGATAGGATGTCACCTTCTAATTTAATTAAAACTCTTTCTCTTTTTCTCATTGTATTTCCTTTCATTAGGCAACAAAAAAGCCGCTGTAAAAGCGGCCTCTTTGTCAGGTTGTAGTTAGTTGTTATTTAACTCTCTCGCTTTCTGGTTTGTTCCACTCTCTGTAATCATTAAGTCCTGGATTATGGTCAGCGAATTGTGCCACTGCTTCCATCAGTCCATTAAAGTTAGTCCACATAAGTCTTAGATTGTTAGCATCCATTTTGCTTATTGAAAAATGTAGACTGTCCATTGCATCGTATAAACTTGCGGCTCTTGTTGAAGCCATACCAAGTTGGTGTATTAAATACGTTTCGTATCTGCCTTTCATGTTGTCTCCTTTCGCCAATCGTTTTCTATCCTCAATACCTTTAGGTATTGGTCGCGCATACGTGTGAGTTATTCTTCTGGTACTGCAAAGGTTACTGTCACTACATCGCAAGCTAAAACACCGTACTTCTTAGCATTGTGATAAGTCATAAAGTGAGCTTCATCAGTACAATCAAGTTCGTGCCAATCACAGTGTTTACTATTCATGTCTTTGATAAATTCGTTGTACTGTTCTTGGTCTTCATCGGTGAAACCAGTTTGATCATCATTAAAGATTGCTGTTAGCCAATGGCTAGGTAAATACATTTCTATTTGTTCCATTATATTTCCTCTGATTTAACCTTGAACGTGTAGCCAAGGTCTTTGATTAGTTCTATTGTTGGTTCGGTTAAGGTCATTTTGTTTGCAATGTTGGCAAGCAATCTTGACTTGTCACACTCTGGATAAACTCGACGTTCTCCGTAGTGATGTTCTACTGTTACAATTAGTTCCATTGTTCTAGTATCCTTCCATATTTTTGAATGAGTTCTGGTAGATTAAAAATAAGCATGGTGAAAATCACCATGCCTATAACTTGAGAAGCGAACCTCATTTGAAGTCTCGCTATCTCTAATTGATATTTTCTTTTGATCATGCTGCTATCAACTCCCCTACTTCTTTGCTGTTCTGTGTTGATTGGTCGATAATAAATTGTGCTGCTTTCTCTGCTTTGGAAGCTGCTGTAAGGATCATTTTTGGTTGATCTTTTAATCCCTTGATCCAACCATTTAGATACTTTGCATGGTCGGCTCTTGGTTCGGCATCAACCTTGGCAATAGCTGAAAGCATTGCTGCTCCAAGTTCTGCTACAAGTTCTTCTTTTGCATAGTTGTCGTTGCCTTTTCTTGTTCCGAATTTTCGATCAAGTCTTGAGCTATGTCCTGTCCAGTGAACAAGTTCATGGAACATAGTTCCATAGTATCCGCTATCATCTTTGAATTGAGCCTTTTCTGGCATACAAATCATATCTTGAGATGGCATATAAAAAGCTTTGTCTTGATTAACGTGATTGATTTCTGCTCCGCTGTTCTCAACTATCAAGTCAGCTAGTTCTACGTCGTTCCAATCTTGTGTTTGTTCTTCTCCGTCGGTTAGCCAATTGCCGTCCCAACCCTCAACTTGATCAGCATTAAAAACTCTGTAAGTTTTGAGTAATGGTATCTTGATTTGTTCTTCTTCTCCTTTGTCGTTTGTCTCTGATTTGAATAGTGTCTTGAAGAAAACCACTTCGTGACTTGTTGATCCTTTCTTGATTTTAGCTCCAACTTCTTTCCACTTTTGAAACGTTGCAAAAACTGGTGAAGTATAGCCATTGATCGCCATTTCCATTCCAAGTATCCAACGGTTGATACCGTTGTATTCTCTTTTGCGAATTGATATTGGTTGACCATTGTTCTTGGTTGTAGTTGTCCAAGGTTTAGTCCAATTCATCCCCTCAGTTTCCATAAGTTTGATTAGTGTGATTGCTGTAGTGTTTAAAATATCTGATTGTGCCATTTCTGGACTCCTTTGGTTTGATTGTTATGTTGATAATTAATCCTCAAGACTTTCAGTCTTGGTCGCGTGTAAGGAATTTACACATCAAAACAGCCCGAAAAATCAGGCTGCTTTCATAGGTAAATTAGCTAAATGCTGGCTTTCTTGTTTTGGCTTGTTCTCTTAATCGGTCAAAGCAATCAAAGCGGTCTTTGTCGTTAGTGAAATATTGGATACAATCGCAATAGGCTATTGCTTTCCAGTAATAGACTTCTGGACTATGGATAGCGTTTGGATTGCTTTGTAATTTGATTGCTTTAAGGACTTTGTTTTCCAAAGTATTAACGATGTTTGTCATAGTATTTCCCTTTCTGATTAAAGATATTCAAAAGTTAATTCGCCGTCCAAAGCTGAAACTGGTAGCCAGTTTGAACCATGATCAAGTTCGATTTGATCAAGTACAGCAATAGTTTCATTTGATAGTTCTGGTTCTGGATTAGTGTGAAAAGCGAATAGTTCATTGATAACGTTTTGATTAAGATTGATTGTAAACATGATTAGTTCTCCAAGGTTTGTGTTTCGATACCCCAAATCAATCCTCAACAGCTTTGCTGTTGGTCGCGCACGTAAGGGACGATCCTAGTTTGGATTTTTGCTAAAGTTTGGTTATGGCACTGAAAAACCCAATGTTTTAACGCTCAAAGACCAAGTTTAGAAACGTTTTTTAGGCCAAAAATGACCATATAAACCTTTAATAGAGGGCTAGAAACACCAATAAAATCAATGACTTAAAAGAATAGTGTGTCAAAAAGTGTGTCAAAATCAAGAAAGGGGGGCGGTATGGTCGATCCCCGAGTTGCATTTTGGGAATTACAGTTACTCACCTATCCGAGAAATCTTAGCAAAATTGAAAACGTCAGGAAACCTAATGGGACGCTTACCAAGAAAATCTTTACCACCTGAGAAAAAGCTTACACCCGCACAAGTGGGCAGACTTCGTGCTGACATAATGTCAAAAGTATCAGAGCAACTAACTGAAGCTCACGAAGTTGTAATGGGAAGACACGAAGAAGGGTGGAACCCAACCCAAGCTCGTGTATTCGCTGCACTACTCAACAAGGTCATGCCCGATCTAACTGCACAGTTCGTTCAGCATGAACATCTAACTACAGAAACGCCCGACAAATTATCTCGCGCCCAGCTAGAGGAAATCGCTATGGGCATGAACAACATATTAGATGCGGAAGTTGTAACGGAAGGAGAGATGGATGCTGACAGCACAAGACGCAGCTAAACACCTTCTTAAATTAAAGAGGGCAGAGGAAAGTTTTGACGGTTTCATCCGACTTCACAATCCGAAGTGGAAGTTACCAGACTTTCACAGCAAACTTATCGGTGCATTGGACAATTTAGAGAAGGGTATCGGCCCACGTAACCTTTTAATCACCATGCCGCCACGACACGGCAAGTCTACATTCGGGAGTGTGTTCTTTCCAGCGTACTTTATGGCACGAAAACCCTCACGTTTCATCATGTCCACGTCCTATAACAGCCAACTTGCCACAGATTTTGGGCGACAAGTACGCG